AAATAATATATTCTCTGTAGCTGATAAGTTGGTAAGCAAGGCTTACGATATAGAGTTTAACCTACCGATCCGTGGAGAGATAAGCTACGGACGTAACTTAAAGGAAATGACCGAATGGCACGCAAGTACGAAGTAATTGATGCTCCTGTTATCGTAGTTAAGGAAGGTAAGAAGCCTTATAAGATGGCAACTCTTGCTTACCGTGATGACGAAGGTAAGGTTCAAGAAAAGAAGATTATGAGTTTTGTCAATCCAGAAGTGTTCAAGGTTGTCGAAGCCCTACACCGTGGTGATATTATTTATGTTGAAGCAACAAAGAACGACCAAGGATATTGGCAGTGGGATAGTGTTACGATTGATTCTGGAAGTCCTATTGCCGCAAGCACAGATAAGCCACGGGCCGATAACGCGAAGGCTTCTTGGCAAAGTGAGCAAGCAGAAAGGCAAAAGCACATCGCAAGGTCGGTAGCTCTTAATGCTGCTGTAGAAGCGTCTACTAGAATTGAAGAGATTAATGAGGTTCTTGAGATTGCAGAGAAATTCGAGGCTTGGCTTAACCGGGAGTAATTATGATCCTCATAGACGGGGATATTCTTGTTTACCGTATGGGGTTTGCATTAGAGAATGAGCAAGAAGATTATGTTTGTCCTTGGGTAGAAGGATACTTAAATGAGATACAGGCGAATCTCCGCCAAGTCTTACCTGAAGCATCGGGGATGGACTCGAAGATTTTTCTATCGCCAACTGGAAAGGAAAACTTCAGATTTTCGATCTATCCAGAATATAAAGGTAATAGAACCCAACCCAAACCCAAGTACTACGATCTTATACGTACGTATCTCATTAAGGTCGAGGAGGCGGAGGTTACATCCTGCCAAGAAGCAGATGACGCTATTGGGATTGCTTCTGCGAAACAGAGCTATCAAGGCTGCATCGTTACGCTTGACAAGGATTTACGGCAAATTCCTACCACGATATTTAATCCAGTCAAAAAGACGTTACAGAATATTAAACCGGAAGAAGCTATCAGATGGTTCTATATACAACTATTATGGGGTGACATATCCGACAACATTCCGGGCGTTCCAAAAAATTGGAGAGATCAAAGCGCACAAAATCTTGGATGAGATACAAGATGAAGTAGAAATGTTTTGGGCTGTAATGGCTGAGTATCTTTATGCTTTCCAAGAGCTTACTGCTGAACAAGTAAAAGATATGGTGCTTAGAAATGGTAGACTTCTTAAAATTAGGCACTATGAAAATGAATTATGGGAATTTCCAGATACTGTAGAACTCTGGAATTTGGAAAAAGGTAGACAAGAAATTATAGAAGAAAGGAAGAAAAAGAATGTTGGTAAAAGTAAACACACTGGATCAGGATCAGAACCCGGCTTACATCAATCCTGAGCATGTTACATATATTCACAGCACTCCTAACGGTAGCAATCTGGTTCTTGTTGACGGTAGTCTTATTAAGAGTTCTGATGGTGCTCTTCGTTTGAAGAATCGAATCGAGAAGAATGACGCATCCACACAAGCTTAAGGGTAATCGAGTGGAGAGAGGAGTCGTAGAACTTCACAATGAATACAAACGAATCAGGGCGCAGAGAGTCCCCCTCTCGGGAGCAGTTGAGACACATCCTGGAGATATTGAAATATTCATTGACGGTCCAATCAATCCAGGCGAGAAATCAAAACCTACAATCGAGTTACGAGGAGAAGTCAAATCCAGGAAGTCAGGAAGTGGTTTCAAAGTTTTGGAAGGATGGCTTGGAACTAACGATTTCCTGTTCCTTAAAAGAGATAGACAACCCTATTTAGTAGTACTTACACAGGAGGTATATCAGAAGCTGATGAAGCTTATTGATGAACAATAATGGAATTTACCGTAAATTTAAAAGAAGAATCTATCACCTGGACCTTTCAGGACGAAGACGAGCACAACAAATTACTCGCAGCCGTAGCAAAACTGCTGGTAGCAACAGGGCAATTTATCCCAAAGGATGATACTGGTTTGTTATTGCCTGAAAGTGCAAAGCCGGAGACTGTTACCTTCGTTCCTAATGTACTACAGAGTATTGGTAAAGAGGAGATGTTTAACGCATGACGACACATGCAGTTTTACCTGATGTTCAGGTAAAGCCAGGACAGGATTTTGCATTTCTAGAATGGGCAGGTAAATACCTTGCTGAAAAGAAACCAGATAAGATCATTTGTATCGGAGACTTTGCGGACATGCCAAGTCTTTCTAGTTATGATGTTGGCAAGAGGGATTACGAAGGCAGACGTTATGTTGCTGATATTGAGGCTTCGTATTGTGCTATGGAAACGTTCCTTAAGCCTATTTTTCAAGAACAAATTTGGCTAGAGCGTAATCACAAGAAACGTTGGAATCCTGAGCTTCATTTCTTTCTCGGTAATCACGAAGATCGAATTACAAGGGCTTGTAATTTAGATCCTAAATTGGATGGATTAATTGGCATTAAAGACTTGCAACTCGAATCGTTCGGATGGAAGGTATATCCCTTCCTCGAAGTTGGGATTCTGGATGGGATTGCTTATTCTCATTACTTCGTTACTGGAGTTATGGGAAGACCTGTCACTTCAGCCAGACAACTTGTCATTAAGAAACATATGTCCTGCACTATGGGACATCATCAAGCTATGGATCTTTGTATGTCTGAGCGCCGTGGTGACGGCCATCCTATTATTGGGCTTTTCACTGGTGTATATAATGACCATAGTGAAGACTACCTTACGCCTCAGTCTCAACCTATGCACCGGCAAATCTGGATGAAATATGAAGTTAACGAAGGATTTTATTATCCACACGCTATTTCTTTAGAGTATTTAAGGAAGACTTATGGACACGGTGAATAAACCGGCACACTATCAAGCTAAGGATGGAAGTGATTTGGAGGTTATAGATGTCATCGAAGCTTTTGGCCTTAATTATCGTCTTGGGAATGCTATTAAGTACATTCTCAGACATGATAGGAAAGGTGGCAACATTGATCTTAAAAAAGCTATTTGGTATCTTCAAAGAGAATTAGAAGATTACGATGGTGTTGCTAACCTTCCTACAAAGATGGAACCACCTTCCCTGGAAGCAGGGCATGTACCTTGTAATTGGACACAGCTATTATTTAAATTTGAGAATGAGATCTAATGGAAAAGGTAGGATTTTTTGAAGAAGCTCCTGGAGTCAAAAGCGCGTCCCGCCTCACAACTGTTTTCGGCCATTGCAGTGTTGTTGGCCTTATGGCATTGCAAGCAGCAACTGGACATCTCGACAATACAGTCCTTATCACTTACATTGGCGCTGTTTGCATTCAGCATGTCGGAAACAAAGTAGCGGAGAACATAAGTGGGAATGCTTCGACAAATAGTAATTGAGGTCTTGCTCCTTCTTGCAACTGGAGGAGGAGCATATTTTTATGGAAGACATGAACAGAATGGTATTGATGAGAATAAGATTGCTGCTCTTACTTCTCAAGCTAATATTGAGAAGCAGAAAATTCAAGATCAACTTCTCGATGTTCAAGCCCATGTTCTTGCTGATAACCAATTAAAGGAACAAGAGCAGAAGAAACATGAAGATGAAGTTAACCAACTTAAAACAAAGCTTGCTCAAGAGTCTCATAATTATGAGCTTCTTCGTGGGAGGTTGCTCGTCACTAGGCCCCAAGCCTCTACCGTGTCCGGCAATCCCTCCGCTGCCTCCGGGAGTGGATCAGCTAAGTCCACCGCCCCTGCAACTCAAATCGACGCCAGCGGAAACGTCACGGGACTGGACATCGCTGGATTCGCTCTTTGGGCCGGTGAAGCCTACAACAAATGGCAAGCCTGCATCTCACAGTACAACGAATTAGAAAAGGCGTATGCACAACAAAAATGATTACATTGACTGACCTGATGGAAAAGCTAAAGGCCACAGTTGATGAAGTTTCAATTCTAGAACTTCTTAACCTGACTACTGCTGATATCGTGGATAGGTTTGAGGATGTTATCGAGGAAAATTACGACCGTTTAGTAAAAGAATTCGATGAGCAAGACTTTCAAGAAGAAGAGTTCTAACAAGAACTTCAAGACTGCCTACAATAAAAAACTAAAAGATAAGGAGAAACGAGACTGGAAAAACAATACTTCAAAACTCCGATAGCAGAAAATGTGTTTAACCAAAAATATCGGCAGGGGCCGGGGGATACTTGGGGCAACTTAGCGGAGCGGCTGGTAGAATCCGTATGCGGACCTGAACCCGGTCTTAATAATCCTTTAATGTCAAAAGATGATAGAGACGAACTTAGACAGTGCATTGAAAGAATGCAATTTATACCCGGAGGACGTTATCTTTACTATGCAGGACGCCCTCTCCGCGCTTATTCAAACTGCTACTTACTCAGGGCAGTGGAAGATACCAGAGAAGAATGGGCTAACCTTGTCCATAAAGCTATGGGCTATCTTTCGATTGGAGGGGGAATCGGAATTGACTATTCGATTCTTCGACCCAGAGGTAGTGCCCTCAAACGTACTGGCGGTAGAGCTTCTGGGCCAATTCCTCTTATGTATGCCGTCAATGAGATTGGCAGAAATGTCATGCAAGGTGGGTCAAGACGGAGTGCTATATACGGCTCACTTAATTGGAGACACGGAGACGCTCAGGAACTTCTTAAAGCAAAAAACTGGGGGGATCAAACCGTCGTCTCGGGAGTCACGCTGGCTGACGTAAAGAAAGAAAACTTTAATTTCCCTGCTCCATTGGACATGACAAACGTCAGTCTTAATTACGATAATAACTTTTTGGAGCAGATTAAAAAGGGGATTCTACCAGAAACGTTTGTAGAGAATTGCAAACAAGCATTGTCAACATCTGAACCAGGATTCTCCTTTAACTTCGGAAAACAAGAAAACGAGACACTGCGTAATGCGTGTACCGAAGTAACCTCGGAGGATTCGGATGACTCTTGTAATCTTGGTAGCGTTAATCTGGGAAATATTGACAACCTTGAAGAGTTTACTAAGGTTGTAAGTTTAGCTACTAAGTTCTTAATTTGTGGAAGTATTAGAGCAGTATTACCTTATGACGAAGCTTATAGAGTTAGGGAGAAAAATAGGCGTATTGGCTTGGGCCTTATGGGCATACACGAATGGCTTCTTAAAAGGGGTCAGCCGTATGAGGTATCAGAAGAATTGCGGGAGTGGCTTGCTGTATACCGTAGAGAATCGGATAAATCATCTAGAGATCATTCTGATAGACTTTATGTTTCAACTCCAATTGCAAAAAGAGCCATCGCGCCGACTGGAACAATTGGAATCCTTGCTTCAACTACTACTGGAATTGAACCTCTCTTTGCGGTGGCATATAAACGACGTTATCTTACTGATGGAACAAGATGGAAGTATGAGTACGTTGTTGACGCCACGGCAAATAGACTCATTCAAGAGTACGGACTTCATCCAGAAGAAATTGAGACAGCCCAAACCTTGAGTAAGGATTATGAAAGACGAATTAAGTTTCAAGCAGATGTTCAAGACTATGTGGATATGGCTATTAGCAGTACTATTAATTTGCCTGCTTTTGGATCTGAGTTTAACAACGAGGATCTTATCATTCCATTTGCAAGAACCTTGGCAAACTACGCTCCTCGTCTTAGGGGATTTACTTGCTATAGCGATGGCAGTCGTGGGGGTCAACCTCTTACGCAAGTAGAATATGCGGAAGCGATTAAACATCGAGGAGTAGTGTTCGACGAGGTAGATATCTGTTCTTTAACTGGACATGGAGGAAGTTGTGGAGTCTAAACCTGATCCAAGCCAAAAGCTTGACCCAGAGTTTTATTTACATATGCATGGTAAATTCCCACCCAAAGATTATTATACTGAGTGGGAATATAAGTTTTTAAAAGAGAACGGATGGGAAGATCATTGGTTTAATGAGTTCCACTGTTCTAAGATACCGGAATAAGGTCAATATACTTTTTTAGGTCTGCTACCCTAGCTAGCCATCCATTTTTAAAAATGGCTAGTCTAGGGTTGCTTTCAATAGCAGAGTAGTAATAGATAGTTCTAGAGTTATTAAATTTCCAGATATCTCCCTTGGCATCCTGACTCCATGCCTTAGCTCTACTGATACCACAGTTCACCGCTGCATCCAGGACACAAGTACAATATTTGGCATCGTCAACATCATCCAGTCCTAGAGCATCCCAATAATCATTCCAATAGATTTGCAAGGCATCATCCACCGTAAGATTCTTAATATCTACATCTGGATGGCTACGTTTGGCAATACCATACTTTGTCTCTCCACCAGGATCTTTAGGATTGTTTACATAACCTGGATCAAGACTGCCATCAGGATTCTTCCTGCATTCATGCTCCAAAACAAAATGCATAGCAGTTACAAAATTCTCATTACTCACGCCGACTTTCCTTTCTGAACTGCCGAAGCAGCTCAATATATCGCTCGGGGTTAGCTCTTTGAAGCTTAAGCTCAAGCTGCTTATCATAAGGAATTTTAGTAGAAACTTCCTCCTTCTCAATCCTATTGTAGACTTGTTCTGCTGCTGACATTCCACCGAGCTTTGCAAGTCTTTGCATGATGCTTTCAGCATCTTGAGGTGTCCAGTTTCCTTCAACAATTCCTTTGACGGCTTTTTCTTGAAGATCCTTGATGATAGTACCCGTATCATGCTCCCTTACCTTAGAGTTATATTCTGCTGTTCTGTAAACATCCTCATCAAGAGATTTAACTCCAGGAACCCAGTTACGAACAAATGCATCCCAACTATTCCTTTCATAATCTCCTTTACCAGATTTAAGATTATGTGTAAGAGTTTCATGCTCCATAAATTCACCACGAGTAATCAAAGATTCTACTTTAGGTTCTAAAGATGTGGGGACTGCGTGTTTAACAGCAGAAGCTACATCTTCTCTGGTAGGAGCAGTATTGTGTCCAGCAGCATGTCCAATAACTTTGCTGGTAAGTCCAGCAATATCATTGACAATATCTAGCATATTCATAAATCCTGGCATTACTCCAACAGTACCAATAACAGGATTACTTCCGATAGAATGTTGTAAAGCCATGTTAAAAGTAGACGAAGGGATTCCATTCATCACCATATTCTGTGCTTTAGCTCCAAATTTAGCATCACTCATTGATGCATTAAGACCTTCAGACAGCGTGGGCATTTCTTGTGGGGCATATCCTAAAGCCCTTCGTATACCTCGAATAAGGGTATCAATATCCTGAGTACCTGGTAGCCCTTGTACTCCTGCTAAAGCCCATTTAAGAGCCACAAAAGCTAGGATAGGAGTAATAAGTTTGACATGCCCTGTAGTTATTCCTTCTCCAGCATTCTTAAGATACCGATGTACATGTCCAAGTTCATTAATAGTAAAAGTTGTAAGCAAGGACATAACGTCTCCTACCCTACCAAATCTATTAAAGATTGGAGACTTCTTCCATTTACTATAGTCAATCATGTTAAAACTTGTTTCTTTACTTGCTGCCTTTACTGCTTGTTCAAAAGGCATACCACTATCTTTAAAGAAATGGAAGAAAGAAAGAAATGCATGAGTACGACTATAGCTATCAGCTAAAGAAGCAATTTTTTCACCTTGAATAAACTCCCATCCTTTTCCAAGTTTTGTGGTAGGATGCGAATGATTCTCTAGTAATTCTGCTACTTGAGTAGCAAGATAATGATTCTTACCAGCATATTGCAAAGCTTTAATGGTTTCACTATCTAAACCAAGATGAAGGTCTCTAGTACCTTTTAAGAAAGCTAAAGTAGTATCTCCTTTAAATCCTCTAGCACTTAATTCTGCAAGACGGGCAGGGATTACGTGCCCTTGTAAAATCTGAGCTGCAATAAAAGGAAGTCTAAAGTATAATAAAGCATTCTTGATAAAGAATTTACTAGATTCTGCTCCCATTTTAAAGAAAGCATCTTTATCAATACCCATATAATCATGAGCAAGTTTTTGAAGATAAGGATCTAATCCTTTAGGAGTTCTAACAAAGAAACTATAATCCTCTAAAGCTGCTTGTCTAGCTTCAGGCCAATGCTCTAAAACTCGTTTATCAGTAAGTACTCCCTGAATATCTTTCATCAAGTCCTTACCAACAATATACCTTTGACTACGATCTACATAATCATGTAGTACTTTATTGAATTTAGCCAAATCTCTTTTACTGCTAAAATCTCCAGCAGACCCCTCCCAACCACCAACTTCTACTTCATTACGGCCCAACAAACGTTTACCAAAAGATTGAGTAGAAGTACTGCGCTTAATAGCTTCTTCCACTGCCCGACCAGCTTCACTGTTCCTTCCAAGATACCGTAAGAATTCGTCATTAGTTATTCCAGTTGTTAAAAAAGGATCTTCCTTACTATACCAGTAGTCAGGTTTGATATCTTCTTTAGACATCTTCATACCTTGTAGTTCTTCTGGCATAAACTTACTTAAAGTTTTATATGCACGATCTCTTGCCCAGGAAGTATTAAAAGCATGAGTATGCATCCTATTACCTTCCGTATCATAGAAATGGATACGGAAATCTCCATGCCAAGTATGAGGAATATAACCAGTTATATTGGCGATAGGTTTTTTTCCTTCTGCTATTAATCTTCTATTAATTTCAGAGACAATAGAATTCATTCCTTTTCTAATAGCAGTATAAGCTTCTGCTACTTGAGGAGGAACATTAGCTTGTTCAAGTTCTGCTGGCGTCCATTCTCTACTAAGTTTATCTCCTCTTTGTAGCATTGTAGCTACAATAGATTGATCTCTAGGAGTAAGAGTTTCATACTTAGAAAACATTCCAGAAGGCATATGTCGCAGAGCAACATTCCTTAAAGCAGAAACACCTTTATCTTTCCAAACACCAAGATTCAAACCAAACTGTTTAGCAGCAAAATCAGATCCATATTTAAGAGACTCAATTCTAGTACGAAGCTTACGATCAGCAAGGTCAAGTTTATCTGCCAACCAACGGGTAAGAGGATGCATATTAAATCTATGTTCCTGTTGGCCCAAAGAATAGGCAATTTTTCCAAGAATTTTACTTCCAGCATAGTTAAGATCAGGTTCAACATCTTCTTTACCTAATTCATCTTCCAGGAATTTAACACCAGAACGTTCATCAGGTAATACTATTTGAGCTAATCTATCAGGAACAGTAGATCGTTGTGCAATCTCAAATTGTAGTGCCCTGCTAGCCGCTTCAGTAGTTATTTGTTTTTGGACAGCATCAGCTACCATAACAGCAGTAGGATCTCCAGATGTTAACCTATCAATCCAATCAATTTGATTTGGATTTTCTTTCTCCCAAAAATCTCTTTGAACAGGATGTTCAAACTCATTATTTTCAAGAGATCTTCCAATTTGAGCATTACGTTCTTCTGACCTACGTTCTCTTGCTAAATCTTCTGCATCTTTACCACCAGTAAGATCCATCTCTACTTGTTTACGTTTTCCATCTTCTCTTTGACCACGTTCGATTTCTTCCTGAGTTTGTACTCGACGTTCTGCTTCTTCTCTCCATTCAAGAGAAGGAAGATTATAGCCAAATCCATCTGGATTCTTTTTTAATTCTTCTTTAGCAATCTTTTGAAATTCATCATTTACTTTTCTGGCACGAGCTTCAGCAGCAGCCTTATTTGCTGCTGCTTCCATTTTAGCTTGTAAATAAGCTTCTTGATCTACGGTAACTTCCAATACTCTTTGGAAAGAAAGAGGAAGAGGTTCACCTAAATCAAGTTCATATTGTTGTGCAGTATTCCAATCAACAGGATTAAGAAGATCAAGATTTAATTGTTCTGGATCTTTAGATTCAGTAGATACAGATTGTGGAGGAGTTTGTCTTTCAAGTCTTTCTAAAATAGCCGCTTGCTGAGTTTGTTGGCTGTCATATCCTT